GTGTTCCACGGGCTGCCTGCCTCGTCACCCGGATACATCAGCGCCTGGCCACCGACGATGAACGGCTGATCCATAGCGACGATCTGCCCATTGGCTGCGGCATGGAACGGGCGCGTGCGGGCATCCTCTGCCGCGATCCATTCCTTTTGCAGGGTGAAGCCGATGGTCTTGGCCACCTGATTAGCGCCGAAGTTAGCAGCGCCATGCGTTTCGGTTCTGGCAATCAGCGCGCCGCGTTGNGCCGAGATGGATGGCACGGCTTTGGCAATGCGCTGCGANATCTGCGCCACGCCAAGGCCTTCAGCCTGCCCGATNCGGACTTGCGANACGATATTGGCGCGGGTGGTTTCTGCGACGGANGNAATGCGACGGCGGATCATCTCGCCAAAGATCCACTCATCAGCAAGNCGCATGAAGAANTCAAAGAACGACTTGGTTTCAAGGTCTTTGCCCAGCGCCTTGCCTTGNTCTAGCAGATCATTGCCGAATGCGGTGATNCCNGANCGNGCCATTTCGCGCCACAGTTCAGTCAGGCGCGGGATGGTTTCATCCGGCAGGTTGGGAATGGAGCCGGTCAGGGCNTATTGATCCAGCATCAGGCGCATGGCCCGTGCGATTTCNGCGGCCAGCTTGCCGCGATATTCGCGCTCNAGTTTGCGAAGCTGGATCTGCTGNCGCTTTANGTTATTGATCCTGCGCGCCATAGCCCACCGCCAAGGCGTCCTGTGCGCTTAGGGCTGCATCACCAAGGGCGATCTGGCCCATGCCGATAAAGACCTCATCCCCGCCGCTGATCGGGTCGTAGCCCATCGACTCGCGCTTTTCGTTGATGGTCAGGACCGTTGATGCATTAACCATTTCCCAAAGCGTGCGGCGCTTGTCCACGATGGCCGGGATTTGGTCCATGTCGGCGCGGATTTCGACGCCAAACGGCTGGCCGATGAATGCCGTGAATTCGTCTGCCAGGCGATCAACAAGCGGGACAATCGTATCCTCCCAGAACGACAGGCGGGCCTCGGAATAATTGGAATAGGTGTTGTCGCCAGGGATGCCGAGCAGTTGCGGAGGCACGCCAAAGGCAAGAGAGATGTCACGGGCTGCGGAATGCTTGGCCTCGATGATGCCCATGTCGGACGGTGACAGGCCCATCTCTTTCCAATCTAGCCCGCCCTCGAGCAACATCGGGCGGCCCGCATTCTTGCCGCCTTGATACTGGCCTTCCATCTGGGCCTTCAGGCGGTTGTATTGCTCATCTGTCAAGGCTTCGCCGGACACCAAGGCACCAGACGGGCGGGCGCTGTTTTGCAACAGGGCTTGCAGCCACTTCATGGCCTCGTTGTGCTGGTCGATGGCATAGGCTGCGGCCTCGACCGGGGCTTGCCCATACCAATCGTTGAGCGGGTTGAAGAGGCGCATATGCTGGATGTCGCTGTTGCCGCTGTCATCGACCTGCCAAGTCACGCGGCTGTTGTTGACCTCGTAGATGTAGGCCTTTGGCGTGCCGTTCGGGCCGGGGACAACCTTCATGCGATCCGGGCGGTGGGTATACATTTCGCGCGGCTGGTTTGAGACCATGATCCGCTCGTCATAGGCGTTGCCCGAGATCATCAGATAGCCGATCTTGGCCTCGATGAATTCTCGGCCCGACTGCATCGGGTTCGGGTTGTTGATCAGGTCCAAGGCTGGGCTTTGGGTGACTTCGGTTTCGCCGCGAAAGGCGACCCAGCGAACCGAAGATACCGCCTCGGCAATCTTGTTGATTGCCTGATATGCGATGACGTTTCTAACGTAGGCTTCTTCGGCGAATGACTTGTAATCGCGCGGGGTCCAGACGGGCTGGCCGGGGTTCATGACCAGGACGGAATGCGCTTGGCTTTCCTTGACCTCGGGCTTGGCGAACAGTCTTGGCAGCTTCATCTAGACCTCACAGGGCGCGGATGGATGGTGCGGAAACGGGCGTGATCAGTTCGGCCACCGCGTCGAAAAGCGGATCTAACTGGTCGTCATGCGCGCCGTTCGGGAACACAGAAGCCTCCGCAAGAAAATCAGAAAGCCATGCGGCCTGTCTGGGTAATAACACATTCCCCGTCTCTATGCTAGGCGCGGCGTCATAAGCGCGGGTTACCTTGTCCCGGTCGCGGCCAATCGGGATGACTGGGATGCCTTCGCGCTTGAGCGTTTGGATTAGGCCGGTGCCTGATGACTTGTCCTCGATCTTCATCGCACGCAGTGGGCCGATGCCATCCTTGTGCTTTGCCCAGAATGCGCGAGCTTGCACTAGGAGTTCCGGGGCTTCCCATTTGCTGCGGATCTGGTCGAGCAGGAAGGCTTGGCCGGTGGTCGTGTAGCCCCAGCATTGGAAGACGCTGTAATCGTTTTGCGTGCCTGTCTTCTGGGCGGTGTCTGCGAAAATCAGGCGATGGGATAGCTGCGGGATGGCGGTGTAGTATCGCCACCACTCATCCTTGAGAATGCCACCGCCGATCGGGGCAGGGCGTTGCTGCATTTGGCCAGCCCAAGCATAAGATCCGATGGCCTTCTTGTCGCGCTCGACCACATGCGGCGGGAAGCGTTCTGGAAACATCAGTTCCCCCTCGTCCTTGCGCGGGTCGGACCATCCTATGATGGTCGGGCGGCTGTAACTGGCTTCAAACTCCATCGGGATGCAAAGATGCTCATAGCCCAAGTCCTCCGACAGGACATAGCCGGATGGGTCACGCTCATGCAGGCGCTGCATCACGATGATGATTGCCGAGGTGGCAGGATCGTTTAGGCGGGTCGGGATGGTTTCAGCCAACACCCGCAGGGCTGTTTCGCGGGCTGCATCGCTGTGCGCCTTTTCCGGGGATAGCGGGTCATCTAGGCCGATGGTGTGGCCACGGCGGCCCGTCATGCTGGCGACGGCGCAGGCTTGGCGGAACCCACGCTTTTCGTTTTCAAAGTAGAGCTTTTCGTTCTGGTCGCCCTGAAGCCGCAATGGCCAGAGGCGTTGATACCATGCGCTGGTGATCAGTTCGCGGGTCAGGCGGTTATCCCGGACGGCTAGGCCCTGCTCATGGGCTGCGCCGATGTAGCGGTGCCAAGGCTGGCCGCACGGTCCCCATAGCCAAGCAGAATACATCACGCCGACAATGGTTGACTTGGATGAGCCTGGCGGGACGTTGATCAGCAGGCGGTTGGTTGTGATTCCGCCGCGCGCCAAGGCTTGCAGATGTTCGCATATGGCATCCATGTGCCAATTCCACAGCAGGCGGTCCGGGATGATGTGCGGCCATGCACGCTTGACGAAATAGGCAAAGGACCGCGCGCATAGGATACGCTCGGCCTCGTCAAAGTCTATCAGGCTTGGGTCAATCAGACTTTGCAGCATCTTGCGCAGCGATGAGTTCGGCCAGCGCCTCGCTTGAGAGGTTTTCCAGTTTGATGAACTTCGGCGTCATGGTTCCGTCGCTGGATGTGTGGTTGATGTCCTGCTTTTCGCGCCAGCCTGCGCGGGTCTTCATCCAGAAGATCATTGCTGCTGTGTCGCCGCCCTTGGCCTTGTTGAACAGCGCGCCGCCGATCTGGGCGTTGGCCTTTGCCATGCTTTGGTCGAGTTCATCCCGGTAATGCTTGCGCAGCGTCTTGGCATCTATGCCGATGATGTCGGCAATGGTGTCGTGCCGCGTGCCGATGGTGGCATGAAGTTGCACAAGCTGGCGCTGCGCCTCTGTTGGGTAGTGGGTGCGATCTGGGGGCTTTGTCATGTCAACACCTTTGGAGCGTGCGGGTCAGTGCTGCCCTGCCGCTCTGATGGCTGGTCGCCACTGATCGCCTGCTTCGCACGCTTTGGGTATGGTTTAGACAGTGGCAGGATACGCTCTCGCATTTCTGCGTCAAGGGGCATGAGGTAGCGGTGTTTTCCGGCCACGGTAACAACGCTTGCATTTGGATCTCGCTTTCTAGCGCCATCAAGGCTTTGCACAAGTCCAGCCGATCCTAACGTCCTAGGATGTGTCAACCGGCCATGTATCATATAAAATTTCGCCGCATCACCTTGCCCGCTATAAATCCAGTTTCCGGCTTGGTAGATGCCGCCATGATGGCCTTGCGTAGTGTCTGCAAATGAGACAATCAAACGCAAACCTGGGTTCGCGCTGTGCATCCATTTATTTGCGATGGCTGCAATTCTGGATACCGGGGTCACATGTTTTGTCAGCGCAATTCTAACCAGTTCAATGCATTGATCTTGTTCAAGGCCATATGGTTTACCGAGATTAGGCGTTGCTCCGCTGCCATAAATCACAACCCCGATAAACTTTCCGTCTTCCCATGCGCCAACCTTGGAAAGCTTGGATTTCGGGACGCATTTGCTGTAATGCCAATTTTCACAGGCATATTTTGCAGCCTCATGCGTGGCCCAGTCTATGCGAAGATCAGCCTTGCCCATGTTCCCTCAGATCAAAGTCTTGGCCGCAATGCGGGCATTGAACCATCTTAGGCGCAAGTTCGTCTAGCTTGCCTTGGTCATCTTCCGTGCCTGGCTCAAAGTTTGGTTCATCGAACATCGCAGCCATTTCACCCAACTCAAAGCCTGTCAACTTCAGGTCAAAGCCTTGGCTGTCCAGATCCTGCAATTCGACTTTCAACAGCTCGTTGTCCCACCCTGAATCTAAAGCGATGCGGTTGTCAGCGATAACATAGGCACGGCGCTGGGCGTCGGTTAGGTGCGATGCCTCGATGACCGGCAGATCCGACAGCCCTAGCTTTTGCGCCGCCATAACACGCCCGTGGCCTGCTATGATGCCGTTCTGCCCGTCCACGATGATCGGTGAGAGAAAG